GGCTGTAGATAATGCAGTGCTGTCAGGTAATTTAATTGTAGAGGTAGATGAAACCAACTTAGTTCCCGGTCAAGACCTTTCACTATATCCCGGAAAAATATTCAGAAGACAAGGTGGCGCACCCGGTCAAGCTATCTTTGGTACAAAGTTTCCAAATGTATCATCAGAGAATATGATGTTGTTTGACAAAGCAAGAGTATTAGCAGATGAAAGCACAGGCTTTCCATCATTTGCACATGGACAAACAGGTGTGCAGGGTGTAGGTAGAACTGCCAGTGGCATATCAATGTTAATGAATGCTGCAAGTGGTAGTATAAAAACAGTTATAAAAAATGTAGATGATTATTTACTTAGACCTTTGGGTGAAGGATTGTTTCGATTCAACATGCAGTTTGATTTTGACCCAAGCATAAAAGGTGACTTAGAGGTGAGAGCTAGAGGTACAGAAAGTCTTATGGCTAACGAAGTGCGTAGTCAAAGACTTATGCAGTTCTTATCTGTGGCAAGCAATCCTGCCCTTGCACCTTTTGCTAAGTTTCAATATATCATAAGAGAAATTGCAAAGTCAATGGATTTAGACCCCGACAAAGTAACCAACAATATGGATGAAGCCGCCTTACAAGCAGAGATAATGAAAGGGTTTCAAGCACAACAGCCTGAACAGGAAGCTCCTGTAGCAGGTGTAGACGCTATGGACACTGCAGGTACAGGTGGTGGTAATATAGGTGTAGGACAAGCTCCTGTGCCGAATGAACAAGGATTTACAGGTAATGTCGGACAACAAGCAAATACTCAGCAAGCTCAAGCCACTGGTGAACAACAACCGCCAGTGGGAAGCATTCAGTAGTTATATAGATTATCTAATTAATCAACAAACAAAAACATTAGAGCAATCGGATAATACTATACTTATACATCGGTCACAAGGGGCGGTGTTAGCTTTACGCAAATTAAAATATTTAAGGGATGAAATCAATGGCACTAGCTGAACAAACAGAATTTGCTTTTATGAAAGCTTCAAAGGGTACAGATGTGCCTAAACCAGAGGTTATAGAATTAGACGAGCATATTGATGCGTACAAGAAAAAGTATGGATTGACTGATGAAGAAGTAATAGAAATACTCAGGTCGTTTGCACCACCTAAAGCTAAACAGAACAATGAAGGTGGATTGCAAGAACAGGGTGGTAGTAAAGACCCAGTATCAGGTAATGATGTTCCTATTGGGTCATTAAAAGAAGAAGTGAGAGATGATATACCTGCAATGCTTAGTGAAGGTGAGTTTGTTTTTCCTGCTGACGTAACTCGTTACTATGGTCTTGATACATTGATGAAGATGCGTCAGAAAGCAAAGCAAGGTTTAAAAGTTATGGAAGCTATGGGTCAGATGGGTAATTCTGAAGAAGCTACATTACCAGATGACATACCGTTTGATATGGATGATTTAGAGTTAGCAGAGGGCGGTGTTGTAGAAGCACAACAAGGTATATATTTGCCACCTGATATTAATACTCCTACAACAGGTCAACAACCAAGCTACGGAACTGCACCTACGTTGTTTCCAATGAATCAAACAGCTACAACTCCAGTTATGCCTGTTCCAGAACCAGTGTTACCACAACCTAAACCAGTTAAATCTTTTGAAGACCTTTTAGGTGGTGCTAATTTTGATGAAACACGTCCCTATGTAAATGATGCAGGGGATGTAAGATTAATAAAATTTAAAAATGGAGAACCTATAGAATCTATACCTGAAGGTTTTAGACCTAGAGGAGAAACAGATACGGTGTATCAATCGCCTTCATTACGTGGTAGAGCATCAGGCAGTGGGCAGGATTCAGGGTCAGATATAAGTAGACCTGCTATAACTGCTGAAGAAAAAGACAGGGAAGACAAACTATTAAGAGCAGCTGCTCAAAGAGATTTACCTCCTAGAGGAGCAGAGTCTTTTAACTATGATGTAAAAGAGACAGGAACTGTAGACGCAGCAGGTCAACCTAATCTTGAAGTAGTGTCTACTGGTAAATTCAAAGACTATTTAAGAGCTAGAAGTCCTGCAGGTTCTTTTGGCATTGACTATGCAGGTGGGTTTACAGACAATAAAAGTAAAACTTTTAAATTAGACGAAACTACAGGACGTTTAGGTAAGGCAGGAGATTTTGTAGACCAAGGGGTAGTTAAAGCTGCATCTGTAATACCATTTGCAAGTCCATTACTTAGAGCAAGTGACAGAGATATACGTAGACAAGCTGCTAAAAGATTGGCTAATGAGGAATACGCAAATGCTGAAGAGTATAATATATTAAGAAATATAATTGACTTAGAGCCTATGGAAGCAGGTAAATTTTCTTTGTTCAAAGTAGCAGATGATGACGAACTTATAGACAATATGGCTAAAGCTAAAACACTTAAATATAGTAAAACAGCAGCAAATAAATTTAAGAAAACTCAAGCAAGATTTGCAGAAAATTTAAAGAAAGAAAGAGCAAAAAATCCGTTTAGTAGAAACAACACTCCTAACCAAGACCAAGCTACATTATTAAATGAAATAGATGTACAACGTAAAGGTGGATATTCAAATATGTCTGGTTCTGAAATAGAAGAGCAACAAAGAAAAAATGCAGACAATATGCGAAGAGCAGCAGCTATGGATGCTCAAATGGAAAGAGAAAATAGAAGACGTGCAGAAAAAGAAACAGGAGGTACAAGTGGTAGTACCTTTTCTGAATCTACAGTATCAGGTAGTGGAACAGAATCTGCAGGTACACACTGTTGCACAGCATCATACAAACAAAAGACTATGACTATATCAGAAGTAAAAGAGCTTAGACGTTGGCACAGACAACAATCACAGATATGGCAAGATGGCTATGATGTATGGGGCAAGTATGTTGCAGATGGTTTAGTGGCTAAGTCAAAGTGGCAAGCATCTGTTGTAAAATCTGTACATCAGTTAATTATAAAAAAGAAGTTGACACTAAAAGGATTGTATGGTATAATGCTTATATCTTCAGGTGTCTATCCTATAGGATTATTTAAAAGGATAATGAGATATGGAAGAATTTTTCAATCAACTTAGAGAACGCTATTTAGCTTTACCCGAAGAGGAGAAAGATGTAATACGTTCTTTAATGGGTACAGAGCAAGGCAGAGTGTTAGGTAAGATATTAGGTCCTGAAATATCAAGCCAAATAAACTTACGTAGACCTGCCCAACCTGCACCACAAAGGCGCGGACTTGGTATGCGCTAATCTGTCAGTCACTAGCTACTCATCCCCCAACTGGCTACGATGACCCTAGAAGGAGAACTCAATGAACGAGACAGTAATGGCTGAAGAGCCACAACAACAAAAAAAAGCAGCATTCGTTAGTAGGAAATACAACAACGATGAAAAGCGAAAAGCCGAAGAACAGGAACTTGAAGAGCTACTTAAAGCTCAAAAAGGCGAAGTTGAAGAGAAAGCTTCTGAGGTGGAGGAAGAACAAGAACCTACTTCTGCTGAAGAAAAAACATTTAAGAAGAGATACTCTGACTTACGAAGACATCAGCAAAAACAAGCTGACGAACTAAAAGCTAAGATAACTGACCTTGAACGGCAGTTAACTGAAGCTACACGTAAGGAAATGAAGCTACCTAAATCTGAAGAGGAGATAGAAGCTTGGACTAAAGAGTATCCTGACGTAGCAGGTATAGTTGAAACTATAGCCGCTAAAAAAGCACAAGAGCAATCTGTAGCACTTGAAGAGCGTATAAAAGCTATTGATGCATTACAAATATCAGCATCAAAAGAAAAAGCTGAAGTTGAACTGTTAAAGTTACATCCAGACTTTAGTGATATACGAGAGAGTGATTCATTTCACGAGTGGGCTGAACAACAGCCTAAGTGGGTACAGGATGCACTTTATGATAACGAAACAGATGCAAGGTCTGCAGCTAGAGCCATAGATTTGTACAAAGCAGATATGAAAATGTCTGCACCCAAGTCTAAGGACAAAGATGCTGCAAAGTCTGTATCAGTTAAAAATGCTCGTAGCAAACCCCAAGAGGACGCAACAGCTTCTTACATGAAAGAATCTGATGTACAAAAAATGTCCTCAAAAGAGTACGAGAAAAGGTCAGACGAGATTATGGAAGCTATAAGGTCTGGTAAATTTATTTATGATGTATCGGGGTCGGCAAGATGAGTATAATATATAAACCACAAAAAGAGATGGAGCTGTTTGCTCCATTTGGACCTACTATGGGGTATTTTAAAATGCCCTATGAGTTAGTCGAAAAATTAAATAGTAAAATGTCTGATAAATTAAAAGATTGGTCAGGCAATTTAGTAGGAAAAGTATCTGAAGAATTGGCTTTTGATGATGATATTATAGCCATAGCTCAAAAGGGATTAGGACAGTTTATAGGTAGCTATCAAGCTTACACAGACTTTCGTAATTCTATGGGGGTTAAAAAGCCAGACACAGAAAACTTTGACTATGGATTACAAATAGTATCTGGTTGGTTTGTACGTCAGTTTGAAAATGAGTACAATCCTTTACATATTCACACAGGCTCACGTATGTCCTGTGTAGGATATTTAAAATTACCAGAAGGAATAGAAGAGGAGTGGGAAGAAGACTATAAAGACCATCACCCTGCAAATGGACATATACAGTTTGCACATGGCACATCCGCAGGATACACATGTACTAACTTTATTATAAAGCCAAGAGTGGGTGACTTTTATGTATTTCCATCACAACTCTTCCATTGCGTTTATCCTTTTTACACAAAAGGTGAGCGTAGGTCTTTCAGTATGAATATGAATTTTATTGAAGTACCAAAGAAAAAAAGTGTTGACAAGTAGTTATTTTTAAGTATAACTATACACACTTGTGTGAATTATATCACACTATAAAACAGTCAGTCTTACGGATTACCTGACAAGCCTAGCCCATTAACATGTAAGTAGCGCAACTTAGATGCTAATGCACCTCTGCAAATCAGCCCCTGTATTAGTCTGGTGAGTTTACATCTGTTAAATGCTAAAGGAGGTAACGATGGCATTCACGTCTGCTGCCGGTCACGGCAACCTCCCTAATGGTAATTTTTCACCTATCATTTACTCCAAACAGGTGCAACTTGCGTTTCGTAAGTCATCTGTTGTGGAACAAGTTACAAACTCCGATTATTTCGGGGAGATTGCTAACATGGGCGATAGTGTGAAAATCATTAAGGAGCCGGAAATAACAGTCAAGGCTTATGCTAGAGGTACAACTATTACACCTCAAGACCTTGACGATGAGGACTTCAGCCTTACAATCGACAAAGCTAACTACTTTGCGTTCAAGGTTGATGATATTGAGGAAGCTCATTCTCACGTTAACTTTCAATCGTTAGCGAGTGATAGGGCTGCCTATCGACTATCTGACCAGTATGACCAAGACGTTCTTGGTTATCTATGTGGGTTTAAACAGTCTGCACTACACGGTGCTGCTGATACTGCTAATACTACAGTAAACGGTTCTAAAGCCGTTTCAACCGCAGGTTCTGACGAACTTCTATCTTCAATGAAGTTAGATGCTTCTGATTTTACCGATGGTTCAGGAACAGCAGGTTCAGCCAGTAGTTCTATTGGGCTTCAGCCTAGAGGACCGGGTGCAACTGACTTAACACCTGCTGCAGGTACAACTTTCCCATTAACAGTCATTGCTAGAATGGCTAGACTACTTGACCAACAAAATGTTGACTCACAAGGTCGATGGTTAGTTGTAGACCCAGTGTTCATGGAAGTGTTGAAGGACGAGGATTCTCGACTATTCAATCAGGACTTTGGACAATCTGGTGGAATTAGGAGTGGTGAAGTTATAGGCAACTTACACGGATTCCGTGTATTTGTTTCTAACAACCTACCATCCATCGGAACAGGACCTGCCACTACTGGTGGTACTAACGCTTCCAACTTTGGAATTATTGTTGCAGGACACGACTCTGCAGTCGCTACTGCTGAACAAATCAACAAAACTGAAACTTACCGAGACCCAGACTCATTTGCTGATATCGTAAGGGGTATGCACCTTTACGGTAGAAAAATATTGAGACCTGAAGCTCTCGTTAATGCTCGGTATAATCTAGTATAAGGAGATTGAATTATGGCATTAGGTGATAATACAACCTCTGTGGCTAGAGGTAATATGGCAAGAGGTAGACAGCCTTACATGGTACAGCATGAGATTAATTTCGCAACTGCTGTAACTGATAAAGGTACTGCTCTTGCTGCAGGTGATGTTGTTCCGGGTTTAACCGTTCCTGCTAAAACCGCTATCCTACACGCAGGATTTGAAGTTACTGAAGCTCACGCAGGTACTTCAACTGACTGTACTTTGGATTTAGGTATTACAGGTGGAAACATCGATAACTTTGTTGACGGTTTTGATTTTGACGCTGCATCTGTTGGCGATTTTTCAAATCCTGCAGCTGACAACTTTGCTCCTGTTGTAGTCGGTGGAACATCGGACACACTCGACATTGAAATTCAAACACAAACAGGTACAACAACTGGTGGTAAAATCAGATTGTACGCTTTGTTAATGGATATCAGTGACACTGGTTCAATGACTGCTGATGAAGTGGACAGGGATACACTTGCTTAAATAGTCTAGGTGGGGCAGGGCAACTTGCCCCACTTTATTATTAGGAATTTACAATGGCAACATTTTTAGCATTGACAAATAGTGTATTAGCGAGATTAAATGAAGTACAACTTACCGCTTCTAATTTTTCTGCAGCTAGAGGTATACAAACACAAGCTCAAAATGCGGTCAATGAGTCGATACGATATATTAATCAAAGAGAGTTTAATTATCCATTTAATCACTCAACCAAAACAGAAACACTTGCACCGGGTTCAGTTAGATATTCTATACCTACAGATGCAAAGACAGTAGACTACAACACATTTAGAATAGTAAAAGACCAAGACTTAGCTACAGCAGGTAACGCTTTAAGCATATTACAATATAATGAATACGTAGATAAGTTTATTGACCAAGAAGATGAGATAGTAACAACAACACTGGCAGAAGAGTTAGACGCTAGTGAAACCGAAATAGACCTTACAAGTTCCACAGGGTTTGACTCTGCAGGAACTATTTTTATAGAAAACGAACAAATAACATACACAGGTATTAGTACAAATACTTTAACAGGGTGTACACGAGGAGCAAACAGCACAACTGCTGCAACCCATAGCAATGGTACACAGGTAGCACAGTTTGACAGTGGGGGAATACCAACACATGTAGTGCGAACACTTGATAATAACTATTTATTATATCCCTTTCCTGATAAAACATACGCATTAAAGTACGACTACTTTACATTCACTTCTGACTTATCAGAACAAAGTGATACTCCAAGTATACCTGACAGATTCTCTCCAGTAATAGTGGATGGTGCTACAGCTTTTGTGTACCAGTACAGAGGAGAGACATCTCAATATCAATTAAACTTTGCACGATTTGAACAAGGCATAAAGAACATGCAAAGTCTATTAGTGAACAAATACGAGTATGTTAGGTCAACAGTTCTTGTGCATCCAACTGTAACATCAAATTATTTTGCAACAGCAACGGTTAGATAATGCCCGATTTATC